TCTCGTAGCTGCTGTTTCTACCGCTATGGACGCTGTTAGAGCTACGTAAGTATCTTTTAGACTGCCTGTAGCTGCAGCATTTAAAACATCTGCACGAGTTGATTGTATAGTTGCTTGAGTTTCTAAGGTTTGCGCTTGGGTTAAACCCTTTAAGCTAGCGGTAGCATCGTCTAACTTTTGTTGTTTTAATTTTACAGCATCACTACCTTCACCGTGTTTTTTAATATAAGCAGGCATTTGTTTAGTATGTATATCAATAGACTTATTTAAACTAGCTTGTGCTTTATTCATTTGCTCTGTAGTAGCAGTACCATTCTTCAGGCTAGCTACTAAACCTTTATAAACTTTAGGAGCACCCGAAAAAACTTTAGAGTTGGCAATCTGGGCTTTTGCTTGATCTTTTATCTCTGTAGCATGCTCTGCGGCAGCTATTCCTGATTGTGTAAGTGCTGGAACCATCATCTTTACGACACTTCCTGAGAATACTCCCATAGCACCTACTAGTAGTCCCATATTACTAGCAATTACACCTATTATAGGCCCTGCTAGAAAATTTAATCCGTTAAGTAACCCTTTTAACATATCATCAAACTGTGCTGCTAGTTTGGAGTAGGGGTTAGCTTCAATTACGCTATTTAGCGCACCAAATTTAACGGTTCCTTGCTCAATAATCGCATTTGTAAATGCCATTCTCTTTTCAAATACTGTTAATTCGCCTGCGGTCTTATTTATAGATGCCGCATACTTGTTGGCAGTCTCATCAAGACGTACCATAATACCTAATTCATCGAGAATTTCAGGCTCTAACTTAGCTGCACCACGCACGAGACGATCTAGAGCATCTGTCATATCTCGACCTAATGCTAGAGAAGCTCCTTTTGCTACGGTTGTTAGACCTTTGAGTTGTGATTCACTGAAACCTGCAGAAGTACCGATAGCTACGGCTTTCATTGCGTCAGTGGTTGAGATAGCTAAGTCTGTGATTTGTCTAAGACCTTCAGCTACTAGAGGTAGATTTTGACCTGCTGCTCTACCTGTGAAGATAATGCCTTCGTTTAACTGGGCTATACCTGCGTTTCTTTGAAGAACTCCAAAGGCGGCGGTTACAGCAAAAACGTGAGCGGCTAGTGTTGCGTAAGCAGGAACAAGTCCTCCTTCAATGCCCGTAGTCATCTTGGAGAACGCTTTAGTGGAATTAGAGGTAGCTCCTGCTACCCCTTTATTCCTTTTACTATATCGTTCTGAAGACTTGGTAGCTTTATCGAGAGCGGCACCTGCCTTATCAGCATCTTTGCCGATAGCCTGCAGACTTCCGTCCTCCATGACTTTAAACTTAACATTTATTGTGTCTGCCACTAATTTTTTCTCTTTAGCTTATCCCTCTCTCTTTTAAGTTGCTTTTGAGATTGGTCGATAGCCCTTGATTCTAGGAAAGTTAGAATCTCTAAAAATAATTCAATATCTTCTACTTCATACGCTTTTATATAGTAAGGTAGATTTGTAAAGTCTTTACCCATGTATCCTATCTCAGGGTAAATTCTATCTCCTAACCCGCCGAAGGCTCTAATAGCATCCACTGCTATTTCCGGAAAGTCCTCCCAGTCAGGAGGTATTTCATCTTCGACAGGCTCTTTTCCTAATTGTTCACACATTTCTAAATAACGATCCCTCGTCATTTTAGTATCACTATTTAGTAGAAACTTCTTTAACCGGCTTAGGAGTTGATCCTTTTGATCCTGTACGAAAGTTATCTAAATCAAAGACTACCTCATTAAGCCACGTATCAAATTCACTTGATGAACTTACTAGAGTCTCTGCATTGTCAGCTGTATACTCTAACTCTTTTGTAGCATCCTGACCTGAAATATCTACTAATAGTAGTGTTTCGAGATGTTCAAGAGTTAGACCTTTCCAGTTTTTAATTACAGAGTTAGAAAACTCAGTAATAAACTTTTCTTCGCTTAGTTCTTCTATTGCTTGACGAGTTTTACGGTCAAACTTTGTTGTTGTGCATTTTTTTCGCAGTCCATTCAGTTCTTTTCTTGAAAGATTTGCTACTTCTACTTGAAACCCGGGTAGGCCGGGAAAGTCAACCCAAACTGCTTTGGTGTCGACCATTAGTGCTTTTAATTCCATTGTTACTCCTAAATATTATTGTAAGTGATTGTTGTGTTTAATGCTCTGGAATTATCAGTTAATTTCCAGTCGTAATTTTGTGTAAATACATCGTCAACTTGGGATCTATTAGTAAAAGAACAAGTTAACATATCAAAAGTGAAACCGTAAAAAGTTCCTCCTATAGTCTCTCCTGCTTTTACTATCAATGAAGAGGATTCACTGAAATTCTGTAAATCTGCCGCATTAGTATCTGTAATATACTTCCCTATAGATCCTGCCAGGCTTTTCTTGCCTATTGTAAAGTTATCTGGGTACATAGCGTTACTAGCACTCGTGACAGAGATTGAAGAATGTATATTATCATACTTATTCCACTCTACACTATTTTGTAGTTCTACTGACATACTAAATATCTCTGTTGAAATATCTACACCATTTAAAGTCATACCTACTTCTTTAACCTGTAGGTGGGTTCTGTTCGCTGTACTGCTTTGCACAGTACCTGGCAAGGTGTAGGAGTTTGCGGCTCCTACCTTAGATAGCTTTGATGCTTCACCAGATACTGCCAACGTCAGGGGTGTAGATTTATCAATCTCATATGCCCCACTTGTGATAACAGCTTTTTCTAGTTTAAATACATCTCGCTCGGTTGAAACGTATAGATCGAAAGTTCCACAATCTATTAGTCTATCATGTACTACCTGTAAGTCGTTTTCTTTGAAAACAGGTATTTGTATTTCGAAATTTGCAGGATTAGCTTTCTTTATAGTAGATCGTTCAAAGAAAGACTGGCTATGCAATGTTTTTACAGAAGAGTTTTTATCTGTAAATGTTTGGCTAAAAGAAAGATCAGATCCTACCTCTAACTGTGTTCTATTTGATTCTGTTGTATAGTTATACAGAGCCAAACACTCTGCCTCTGATAAAGCTCGGGTAAATAACTTCATCTCCGCTATACTACCGAAAAAATTATTATTTTGCTTCCCACCATCCGCTTCTGTATTAGCACAAATAACTAAAGGAGACTCTACTGCAGTAGCTGCTAAGGTTACAGAAGCTGGGTTGCCATTATTATCAGTAGCTCTCACACCGTTAAGGTAACAAGTTAAAGTCTGTGTTCCACTTACCTCAGTACATACTACGGCTACATGATTCCATTGATTCGTAACAATATTAGTTACTAGCAAATTAACGCTGCTAGGTTCTCCATACAAGTGTAAATCTTGGTTCCCACTTGGGAAATTTTGCTTTAGACGTAACCCCCAAGACTCTCCAAAATCTCTAGATATTAAACGGGCTTGAGACGATCCGTCTTCACTCTCGGAGCGAAACCAAAAAGAAGCTGTGAAGCTGTCTGTTGTCCCTTCCCACGCATTTGTATCCGCAATAGATAGAATCTGCGCTCCTTTGCCTCCTCCGTTAGTAGTGTCGTTTTCAAGTTGGAAACCCGCATCAAACACTAGTGCTCCTCCGAAAGGAGAATCTGTTGACGCTGTAGTTGCTACATCGGGAGTTTGTGGTACACTTATAACAGCAGTTTTATTTCCTATCGGATCAACCAATCCATCTGTTAAATTAGTTAAAGGAAAATAGTGGGCTAAACCTGACGTAGGATAGTTTGCTTTTGTGGTGGCACTAGTCCCGCCATCTACCAGCCATACTTTTGCGTCATTTTTAAAATTGAAAGTAGCCATAATTCTCCGGATAATAAAAAGGGCTCGAAAAGAGCCCCTTTAACTTTTTTCTATTCCATAGTATAATCCAAAAGACCTCCTATGTCAAGAAATATTTTTAACTACCTGTGTAAACTACCGTTGCTTCGTCTACCTCTTCGATTGTGCTAGGTAAGCCATGGAAATTTACTTCCAAGGACACTACATCTTCAATCGAGTGAGAAGGTACTTCAAGATGAGCAGTTGGTACAGTAACTACCATCTTAGGAGCAGAAGAGCCTCCGATACCAAAAGTAAGACCAAAGCTGTTAGTTACTTTAGTAGTAGCTTCGATAATATCTTCGAACAAGTCTGCACTGCTACCTGCGGCACCGTTATTTAAGTAACAAGTAAAGCTTCCACCAATATTACGAGTTCCTGTAACATGTCCTAAAGGCTGATTAACAGTACCTAAAGTTTCTGGTGTTAGGAAAGTAATATTATTTTCAAAAGAAAGGCTTCCGCCGGTGAGTACTAAGTTATAAACACCATCGCTGTTGTTTCCTGGGAAAATAGTTGGATCAGCAGCGGTCATTGCTAAAGTGGTTAATCGGTTACGGATAAAGTTACTAGTAGAAGCGATACCCGTAGTAATTGCAGTTGTAGCATTAAAAGCGGCTTCTTCTGTAATCTTTGCACCCATACCTGACCAGTTCAAAGTAGTAATACCATCAATATCAAAGTCAAGTCCTACGCTATTACCTACACAGCCTGCAACTTTATAAATACTAACATCAGTACCGCCAGTAAAGTTTGCCTCAGCATCATTTACTGCACCCATTACAAAAAATAGATCGTAAGTACCTAAAGTTACAACATTTGACTCTTCAAAGTCAACTGTCATCACAGCTCCTGCTTGTCCAATACCGTTACTCCAAGTATTAGTGGCTGAGGTATATGAGCTATCAGATACGAAGTTAGCCCATAAAGCTTCTTCTACTGCTCCTGTAGCGTGTGGTCGTGCATATGTTGAAAAAGACCATTCTGCAGGTGCAAAAGAGTCGTTAAACATCTGTCGAGCTCTACGGCTTGCGCCCGCTGCCCCTGACATTTCGTTTAAAGTAATTTCTGAAGAGTTAGTAGCCTGTGAAAAGCTAAAACCGTCTAGAACTGGGATTTCCCAGATATTAGCACCCTGTTTCAGATACACTTTAGTATTTCTTGAAAAATGTAATAAATCTGCCATAGTTTATCTCCTATGTATCTTGAAAAGACTTGGACGTGAACTTCTGTTCGTGCCAGTATTTTCTAGTATCGAACCTCAATAAGCATTTCTCCAACGCCTAAAGGTTCAAGTACACCTTCGTCAGTATCAATACTAACTATAGTGATTTGTTGAGTATGTTGGGTCGCATTTGAGCGATCCTTATACGATAATCTTGAATTGTTTTCTAAAACTGTTTCTACATCCTCTAATAACTCATCGAGTGCTTCAACAGCGTCTTCATCTTGTACGTAGCATCTAAGAGTTATGGAAAGGAACCTATCCTTATAACCTGCGCTTTGATATTCTCGTGTTTCAGATCCTGCATTTAGATGAACTGCCGGGAATTCCTCGACTTCATCCCAAAATTTTAAACGGGGGGATACATTACCAGCTAAATCACTTAGGTAAGCTCCTGATCCATTTATATCTTGTAACTTAGAAACAAGAGCATTAACAATACCCAAACGTCTTGTTGTATAATCTCTTGTAGCCATTAAACTCTCCTAGTATAAAATCTTCCAATAGCAAACTGTGTTGCAATTTCTCGGATAGATTTATCAATTAAATCTCTTGGGTCTCTGTCACCATTAGCCCAAGGTGCGATACCTGCTCCATCTTCAAAAACCCCGTAAGGGCTTCTATCGTAGGTATATCCAATACTAGGATAGCCTTTGGGAGTTTGAGTTACATCAGTTGCTCTTACACTATCTGCGAAACGTCCCGAACGATTTACAAGAGCAGGTTCTCTCATGTTTTTTCTTACTGTATCTGGAAGCTGTTTATTTAACATTGCTAACAGTTGTAAGGGCTGGGATGCTGAGCTTTCCCCTTTTGTTTTTCTTGCCTTCAACTTAGCGGGAAGTGCGGCTTTACCTAAACTTTGTATAGAGGTCTTAGACCTTTTTGCTCGGGCTTTTGAACTTCTCTTAGCTTGTGCACTTTTATTATCTGTCTTAGTACTCTTGCCTTTTACAGTTATGTGTTTTTTATTTTTGAAAGGCTCAAGTACTTCTTTACGAGTTTTCTTTATAAAAACTTCTTTAGGGGTATCAGATCCTTTTAAGTTTTCAATACCTCCCAGCTTTTTAACTGCTTTCTTTATTTGTGCCTGTAACTGTCTCTTTCGGGCTTTTAGTACTGTGCCCCCCTCCCTGTTATCTTTTGCGGACTCTAGCTCAACAGTATAAGTATTTATTCTAGCATTTTTGATTATACTTATATCAATCCCCAGGTTTTGCATCTCTCTGCGAATATCTGTTTCAGAAAGTGCATCCCCCGAATCTGTATAAGCACCTTCATTCTCTAAAACATTCTCAAAAGCATCTCGGATAAAAGACTCAACAACACTCTTCCCTTCAATATGCCCTAGTTGTATTTCTTGTCCTGCCGCTTCTCTAGTTTTTCCGCTTTTGGTTCTTATAGCCTTACTCTTTTTTCTCCCTGTAGTGGGATTTGTAAATTCTTGAGTATGTAGATACTTTTGTATCTCTTCAAAGGTTTTCTTTAGTAAAGGCCTATAAGAGTTATATATTTTATGGTATATAGAATCTGGATCACCAAACTTAGTATACACCTTAGTAGAAGAAGTAAAAGTCATTCTTACATAAGTCTTTCCTGATACTATCTTTTTATTCTCAGCTTTTACTTTACTTAATTTACCTTTTAACTTACCTAATAGGTTTTCAGCTTCCTTATTTATTACAGATAGGTCTTTATTTGTTAAAGGTATTCCCTGTGCAGCTGCCTGTATCTTTACTTGCTTTGCAAACTTACTAGACGTAAACCTAAAAATATGAGCTCTTTTATTTGCATTCACGCTTCGGTACTCTGATGAATTAGCGGAAAGCTCTTTGTCAAGCTTGCTCAAAAACTTCAGTAAGCTAGACTGACTCATTAAAAATTCTTATATAAATCCAAGATCCTTTTAATATGATCTGGGAACGCGACATTATCACGCTGACTAGAGGATGAGTTATTCTGTAAAGTTGCTCCTGCCATAGTCTGACGAGACTTATGCTCATCTTTATGGTAGTAAGTTACTAAATCAGTTACTGCTAGTTTTAAATCTTCTGGGCAAGAGGCATAGCCTGCGTTATAGGATACTTTTACAGCACCTGGACCACTTGCCCAGTTTTTTGCTGCTCCACCAGAAGATACTCTATAAATAGTATCTGTTGCATAGTCTACGTAATAGTCTGTATTCTCTACAAGAGTAGTATAAGTAGTGGATAAGTTACTTCTTTCTTCCACAGAATGTACTGTGATAACAGGACTTTCTGTAAGCTGTGCAAGATTAGAGGCCCAGTTTATGCTTAAAGTCTCTAGTTTTTTATTATTTGCTGGGTCTCCCCCTGTTGCTGTACTATAGAAAGTAGTTATATTATTTCCACAATAAGTTCTTACTAATTGACTCACGGATGTAATCAAAGACTCTAATTTCTCATCGTCTTTGGTAGACTGAATCCCTAAAGAGATTTTATAGTCTGCTAATTGTATTAGATTTGCCATGTATAAGTCCATTAGTAAAAACTTGGGGGAGAAAATCTCCCCCTCGTTTTATTACTCTTTTGCGATTAAGATGCAGCGTATTCGATACGTACAGCAGGTTGAGCACCGGCGACACCAGCATAAAGCTGAGTAAAGCCCAGAGATTGAGAAGCTACAATAGCAGTACGCTGATTGGCAGTTTCAAATTCGCTGTCGATGCTTACACCACGAAGACGAGGCATAACATAGTTGTTAACGTTAACGGCCAGTGCAGCAGTCTTGTTAGCAGCACGTGAGAACGTGTCAGTAACAACAACTGGAGAACCGTATACGGAACCAACAACACCAGTAATCTTAGTAGCTAGATCGTTACCAACTTCACTAATATCATTGAACTCTGCGTCGTTGACAAGATTGTAATACTCTTCAGTACTTACAATGTATGCAACGTCAGCAGGGTTGATACCATACTTGCCCATCTCACCACGAGCAGACATCAAGTTAGCTGCGGTAAGGTTATCAGTGCCATCAATAGCCAAATCGGTTACAGAAGTTGAGTCAGCAGCATACTTGTTGCCAGTTCCATCAGTTCCTACACCAGTAAAGCCTTGAACTGCAGCAGAACCGATAGTGATAGTGCTGTCAATTGCACGAGCGTGAGCACGGCCTAGAGCAGACAAAATCATAGGTAGAATAGTAACAACTACTTGCTCATCAGTATCCGCACCAATGTAAGTACCTGAAATTAGACGCTTAGCAAATGCAGTAACTTCGCGAAGCTCAAACTCGTTAGCAGCTACTTGTGTAGCATTCTCAAGGATGCCATTGCCAATACCGCCAGAAGAGAAAGTAGCTAGATTAGTGTCGTCCATCAAAGGAATAACGGTAGCGCCAGAATTAACCTGAAGTTCACGGAAAAGGTTGGCTACTTTTTGCTCTAGCTTAACTTCTTCTTCAAAAGCAGTTGATACGATAGTATCAAGAGTACCTGCGTTAGTATCAAACTGAACACCAGCTTTTTCGATTAGGCTCTTACCAAAGTCAGTGCCGTCGATAGCTTTGCCAGTAATTTTACTAAGTACAGAAGCTTGTAGGAACTCTTTGCCCCACTTGCTCATGTCACTGCCGCGATCAGAGAAAGAACGCTTGCTGTTCTGCATAGCAGTAATTTCAGCAGTCTTTTCTTCTAACTCTTTCTTATGCTGTGCCATAACTTCGGCAATGTCTGCGTCTTTTGCAGTCATTTTAGCTTCTACGTCTGCCATTAGGGCTTCAACGCCGGTTGTGATACCAGTGTTTACTACGGTTTTAATTGATTCTGCTTCTAAAGCTTTCGCTTCGTCGGCTGCTTGAGCTGCTTTAGCTTGTGCTTCGTCAGCTGCTTTTTGCTCGGCTTGCTTCATAGCAATCTTAGCAGCAGTATCTTCTGCTACTTTTTTTGCAAAAGCTTCCAAGTCGATGTTTTGATTATCCATCTTGATCTCCTGATCTGCGGATTTCTCCGCGCTTTTCGGTGTGTGGTCACTAGCTATATTTGAAGAAGTATCTTCGTCCTTAGCCAGAGACTGACCGGCTAGATCTACACGATTTGTGAAAGTTTTTTTGAAATCTTCATACTCACTCTCTGAGTTGAAAGACTTCGCGAGCGAAAAAGTAGCTGACTGATTACAAGGTACAGATACAACTGATACCTCAAATAATTCAGCGTCCTTAATCATTAGTCCGTCGGTTTCCTTTATGTAATCAGCATCCTTGACTCGGAAACCTACGGAAAAGGCCCCAAGAACACCGTCTTTAACTAACTGTGCAACATTAGCAGGCGCAGCCTTACTAATCTTACATTCTAACTCCAAGCCATTAGGTCCAGCTTTTAGACCTGTGGCTCTACCAATCGGCTTATCATAATCATGATTAAACAGAATGATTGGATTTTTTTCAAAGTTTTGCAAGCCACCTTTCTGCCAAGCTTCTGCCGAGATTGTATCGCCTGCGCGATCGAACTCAGTAGTGCTTGCCATACCACGGATCATAATAGAACCGTCATCTGCTTCTGCAGACTTAAAGGTGGAAGTAAGACTAAAAATTTTATCCATCTTTTTTCTCCACTTTAACTTTAGCAGGCTTAGCGGCTACAGGCTTTTTAGCAGGTATTGGCTTAGCAGGTGCTTTAGTTGATTTTAATACCGGAGCAGGTTTTTCAACTTTTACCGGTTTTACGTCAAGATGTTTTATCTCGTTCCATACAGGACTAGCTTTGAGATAGGTTAGCATAGAAGCATAAGTACGAAATATACCTTTGATCCTTGTACCTAAAACAGGTTGAGGTCTTTGCTTTAAGTACTCTGCTTGTGTGAAAATTTTCCCTTCTTTCTTAAAAAACGCTGCCAGCTGTCTAGCGGCTTTTCTTGCTCTTATTTTATTTCCTATCATTCTTCTGTCTCCTCGACTGGTCTTCCACCCTCTTCTGGGTTTGCTGCAGAGCCTGCAATATTAGCAGGGATGCGGATATCTTCTGTTCCATCTATGGGTGCGAACCCAAGACGCTCTCTAGCTTCTGCAGCTGTAATAATACCGCCGTTTACTAGTGAAGTATAATATGCTGAAGAATCCCGTAACTCGGGCTGCAAAGCAGGAATATCGGTAATGTCTTCTCTACACTCGAAACCAAAGTGTCGAGTCATTGCAAAATTAATTTTTCGGACTATAGGTAATATAGTCTCAAGATAGTAGAGACGTAGATTAGGACGAATATTAGCATTATTACCAGAATCCATTAAAATTGGAGGGATTCCTAATGCTTTTAAAATAATCTTCTCGTTTTCTTCTATCGCACTTTGAAAGTCTAACTCTTTAAAATTAACATTTGCTATTTTATCAATCTCTAAACCACCGTCTAGTATCAGAGGGCGTCTACCTCCAGTATCGGGGCGATAACGAGATTGCCAGGATACCATCATACGTTCTTTAATCTTTTCTGATAAAGTATTAGGTGATTTAAGTACTAAACCGGGTACAGCTCCATTCTTAAAGAAGTTATCTTGAAACTGTCTCATTGACGCCATAAGCTTCATGGTGCGGTGCGCCGGCTTTAAACGTGGAACTCCTCTATAAATAGAGTAGAAAGAGTTCTCTTTAATATGAATAATCTCGTCTACACTAAAGGTAGTATCGAGAAGGGTGTATTTTTCTACATAGGTCTTTTCATCTGCGTGTACCTTAACCTTAGCAGCAGGAAGATGATACATATGTACGCCATCAAAGTAGATAAAAATATTACCGTCTATTAGATAGTCTGTAACTAAATTTCTGCGAAAAGTATTGATATCCTGATAAGGGTTAGGTTCACGATTAAGTAAGGTTTCAACCTTTACTCTTTTAATGCCTGCAACAACTCCTTTGACAGAGCCTGGAGCAACAATAGTAGGAATCTCAGATACATCATCTACAATCATATTTACACCGCGGTTTACGACCTCTAACTCTTCGTAAGCGCGTTCGTAGCTGATAGTATGCTCTCTAGAAGATTCGATGGTCTTTGCATCGAGATACTGAGCAGGATTCAACTTCTCTTCGACAGGTGTTTTACTAAAAGGATTATACCAAGCCATGTTTTTCTCTTTGAATCTCAACCCAGCGCATCTGTTTTTTAGCTGTTCCTAGCGCAGGATCTTTTCCGTAAATTGAATGAAGTTTTAAGTGGTGAGTATGACACAAAGTAGACGTGTGTTCATATAGCTCAGCATGATGTTCTTCTATAAAGTCCTCCCGAAGTGCTTGTATATATTCAGGATTATGATTATTCTTTTTCATCCATTGATTCAACAATGGTGTAAGACTGTAAAAGTGGTGAAAGTCTAACTGCTCTGTTACACCGCAAATCTCACAAGAGGAACCCTTCGCATACTTAGACTTTGCCTTATCTCGTACATACTTTACAATATCACGTTTTAACTTAGGCATTTTCCTCTGGTTCCTTTATTTTTCATTTAAAGAATTATATCGACTTTAAGCTAACTTGTCAATAACTATTTTTGAGCAGGTATCGCTAGAAGGATACGTTTGCTGTTTGGAATGAATATAATGCGTAGCGTAAGGCATCAGCCATATGAGACGCCATATTATG